GAATGAATCAGAGAAATACGAATATCAATTACAGCAACGTGAGGCCGCAATCACCGCCAAAGAAAAAGAATTGGCTCTAGCTGAGAATAAGAATGTAGCTAGTCAAATCCTATCTGAGAAGGGCATTTCACTCTCTCTTGTGGATTTTGTGGTTGCCGAAGATGCTGATACTATGAAATCAAATATAGATATTTTAGATAGAGCATTTAAGCAGTCGGTTAAAGACCAGGTATTAAAGCAGATGGCGGGAAGCACACCCAAGAAAAATAGCCCACCTGTGAATAAGCCTATTGACGCCGCTGCGTTTAAGAAGATGGGGTATGAGGAACTAATGGACCTCAAGAATAACGACCCCGAATTATTTAGACAATTATCACAATGAAAAGGAGGCCATAAATTATGGCAAGTAAATATGATACCTCTAGCTTGAAGGTATTTGACAATGAAGTTCTCGAAATTATGGTCGAGAATCAGTTAAAGACTCGTTTAGATATGAATCAGTTCATCACTTTGAATTATGGACTGACTACTCAAGATGGTAATACTATGAAAGTCCGCACTTATATTGGTTCTGGCGATGTTCAGGATGTCGGTATGGGTGAGGGTAATACTCAAGATATTGGCGCTAGTTTTAAGGAGACTTCTTATGAAGTAACCACTACTCAGGGCCGTGCTGTTTATTACGATGAGCAGTTGGCGCAGGATAGCAAGGCTGTTGATGTTGCTCTTCAACGCATGACTACTTCTTTAACCAACGATGTGACTGATAAGGTTATCGTTGAGTTAGGCAAGACCACTTATGTTGTTAAGGGATTTGATTATAGCTTTGGCGCTATTGTTGATGCCGTTGCCTCTATGCCTAACGAGGTTGATGAAGGTTTGTTCCTGTTGGTTGACAAGACTGGCTATGCTAAGCTCCAGAAGCAACTAAAGGATACCTTACAATACACTGAGGGTTATGCTCGCACTGGTTATGTCGGCACTGTTGCTGGTATTCCTGTTTATATGAGCGCTGCTGTCCCTGAAGACACTGCTTTCTTAGCTACCAGAGATGCTGTTACCTGCTTTATGAAGAAGGGTAATAACATTGAGACTGAGCGTGATGCTAACGTCCGTAAGAACACTGTCTATGCTCGTAATGTTAAGGTTATCGCTTTGACTGACGAGACTAAGGCTGTTAAGTTAACCGTCTCTGCGGACTGATGATATTAGAGAGAGGGAAATAATTTTTTCCTCTCTCTAACCTAGATAAGGAGGTTTTATTATGCTTGATAAGATAAAGCTACTTATCGGCCCGGCCGCAAATGACGACGAACTAATTGAACTTTTAATTTCTCAGGCTAAATCTTTCCTACTCTTATTCTGCGGTTTAGACAGCTATGACAGCAAATATGATTCTTTAATTATCCGCATGGTGATTGAAGATTTTAATAAACGTGGAAGTGAGGGCATTAATTCTCGCTCTTTCTCTGGAGTAAGTGAGAATTATAATGAAGACCCTTATTCTTCTCTTGTTATGTCATAGCTAAATTCCTACAAAATTACAAAGGTAAAACTTATCTAATGTTTAACTCTTGTATGAAGGAATATAAATTACTAAAACCGCAATTAACTACAAATAGCTACAATGAGCAAATTCCAGAATGGGAAGATAATGGAACGGTCTTAATGTTTTTATCATTAAATTCACATTCCAATAGTACTGAACAAGGAATTGGTGTTAATCAGTGCCAGTGGATTGGAATTACGCAAAATTCCTCTGTTGAAATTGGAGATAGGGTTGATAATTACGTAGTTGAATTTATTGTGGAAGGCCGAGACCGCTATCTGTATTTGCGCGATTATGGAAGAAATAACGGTTGAAGTTAATATAAAAGATAAAGAAGTATTGGATAAGATTGCTAGCCTGTTGGAACAAAAGATGAAACAAGCCTGCGTTTTAGTTTAGGATGATGCTAAGCGTAGTTGTCCAGTAGATACAGGTCGATTACAGGGAAGTATTACTTATTCAGTTTCAAGTGGCGAGAGTGGGGCTGAGGGAGTAATAGGAACTAATGTAGAATATGGCCCTTATGTAGAAGCTGGCACAATCTATCAAAAAGCGCAACCATTTCTAAAACCAGCGGGAGAGAAGAATAGAGATGCAATCGTTAAAATGTTTTAGGATTTGGTGTGATATGGAGAGAATTATTAAAGCAATAGAAAGCGCAACTGGGCTCTTTGTCAAACCCCTAAAGACAGATAAAGTTGAGGAATGTGTGGTCTATGCCATCGTTCCGCAAACTGATGATGGGGCGGTTGCGACTTACAGATTAGAATTAAGAATTATTACGAATACAGTAGCTAAGGGTGAGGAAGTTAAGAGCGCGATTCTCTCTACTTTGCTTACTGTTGGAGATATCCCTAAGCACGGGTATAATGAGTGCTATTTAAATGGTGGAGGATAGCTCTATGATGCGGACACAAAGACCGTTCATACGCTACTCTATCTTTATATTACTAAGAAAAGTGAGGTAAGTCTAAATGGCTAACACTGAAAAGATTGTTCTTGGTAGCGGAAAATTATATGTCACTACCTTTGAAAATAGTTTACCTGAAGACGCTACTCTTGAGACTACTGATAATTTAATCGGTTATATTCAGGGCGGCGCTACTCTTACTTATACACCTACTTTTTATGAGGCTAAGGATGACCTTGGATTAGTTTCTAAGAAGTATTTGACTGAGGAAGAGGCCGTATTAAAGAGTGGTATTATGACCTGGAATGGTTCAACCTTAGAGAAGTTAACTGCTACTTCCCGTGTGTCTGAAGCTGATGGAGTTCGCACTGTGAAGATTGGCGGAATCTCTAACTACAAGGGCACTAAGTATGTCATTCACTTTGTCCACGAAGATGACCAAGACGGCGACATTCGTATTACTATTGTTGGTAGCAATGAAGCTGGATTTGAGATGTCTTTTGCTAAGGATAAAGAGACTGTAATTAATGCCGAGTTTAAGGCTCAGCCCCAAGACAACGAGGGCACATTAGTTCTCTACAAAGAGGAAGATAGCTCTATTACTGCTAAGTCTGAGGACTGATTTACTGAGGGGGCGTCTGCGGGCGTCCCCTTATTTTTGTATAATTTAAATTAATTAGGAGGAAAACCAATATGTTGGACTTAACAAACAGAACAAAATCCCGTAAGTTATATGAGGTAAAGTTGCCCGATGGCACTTTCCTAACTTTAAAGCTCCCTACCCAAGCTTTATTAGTGAAACTACAATCTCTACAGCAATTCTCTGATTCGACCTCATCTCCCTTTGAGGCCCTTGATGCGATTAATGATGTAGCGGTTGATATTTTAAATTTGAATACTCAAGGAATTACATATACTAGAAATCAGATTGGCGAACTCTTGGATTTAGATTTAGTTGTGGTTTTGGTTCAAGATTACCTTACCGAGACTACTAAAACTCTGGGGGAATAACAATCCCATCTTTACCTAGCCAAGAGGAAGATTAGCCCTGGTTAATAACTGAAACGGCCGCAATTAGACTGGTCAGTGAATACTCAGGGCTAAACTTCAATGAGGCTATGGACTTAGATTGTTATACCTTCAAAGTGTTAGTAAAGGATGGTTTTATTGAACGAATGAGCAAAACTAAAGAAGGACGAGAGTATTTAGAAGATGCTTATTATCTCACTCAAACCGCCCCTGATAGAGAGGCTTTACGGAAACATTTTGGTAAAGGTGGGAATTAAAAAATGTTAGATTTAGGCGAATTAATACTACATATCAAAGCCGATAGTAGTAGCGCCCAACAAGAAATAAACACAATAAAAAACGAATGGACTGATGCTGGAAGCACTATTACGTCCGTCGGCAAATCAGTAACAGGGGTCGGCAAGAGCTTATCTGTAGTATCGACCGTAGTTGCTGGAGTAGGAACTAAAGCTGTATCCTCTTTCGCTGAAGTTGATAAGACTATGTAGCTCACTAATCAGACTATGTAGAATAGTGATAAAGAAGCTGAACTACTAGGAAACGCAATGAAAGAGGCTGCGGCTAATTCTACTTTTGGAATGTCTGAAGCCGCGACCGCAACCTTAAATTTCGCCAGAGCTGGACTAGATGCTGAACAAGCTGCTGCTGCCTTAGCTCCTGCGATGAATTTGGCTGCTGGAGAAGGCGGCAATTTAGATACTGTATCCCAAGGCTTAGTTGCGACTATTAATGGCTTTGGTGATAGTTTTGAAAATACGAGTAATTATGCTGATGTCTTTGCGTCGGCTTGTAATAATTCCGCATTAGATGTTGATAGTTTAAGTAGCGCTATGAGCGTGGCGGCCCCTATCTTTAATGCTGCTGGATATTCCGTTAATGACGCTGCTCTTTATATGGGAGTTATGGCAAATAATGGTATTGAAGCATCAGTAGCCGCTAACTCTTTAAAAACTGGATTAGCCCGATTAGTAAGCCCAACTTCAGAAGGCGCTGCGGCTATGGAACAGTTGGGAATTAGCGTTACAAATGCGGATGGTTCAATGAAGGATTCAGTCACAATTTAGGCTGAATTACATGACGCATTTTCCCAGTTAAGTGAGAGTGAACAATTAGCGGCGGCCTCTGCTATCTTTGGTAAAAACTAGATGGCTCCGTGGTTAGCCCTAATTAATACTGCTCCAGAAGATGTAGATGATTTATCTAATTCTTTAACTAACTGCGCTGGCACCACTGATGAAATGGCTGAAGCGATGATGAGCGGTTTCGGTGGTTCAGTTGAAAAATTAAAATCCTCTATTGATGTTTTAATGACTAGTTTAGGCGAGTTAGCAGCAACTTATCTCACTCCCCTCATTGAGAAAGTTCAAAGTGCTGTTGACTGGTTTAATGGGTTAGATGATTCTTAGAAAGACCTTATAGTGAGAATTGGTGGAGTTATAGCTGTTGCTGGTCCTCTTGTGCTATTAGTAGGAAATATCATTACTAAAGTTGGAGGATTAGTTACTGCGGTCGGCAAGATTAAAGGCGCATTAGAACCAGCCAAAACTGCGGTAAGCACGCTAGGAGAAGCCACCAGTAGCTCATCTAGTAAAATAAGTAGTTGTGCTACCTCATTCAGCACTCTAGCAGGAGAAGCCTTAAAGATGGCTAGTATTGCTGTTGTTATTCTTGCTGTGGCTGAAGCTATTAAAATATTAAGTAGCGCCGCAATAGAATTATACAATGCTGGTCCTGGCGCAATTGCTACCTTTGCGGGATTAGTTGCTGCGTCAATAGGAATTACAGCCGCCATTGCCGCAATTGGTTCAGCGTGTACTGCCACTGCCCCTGGTTTATTGGCTCTTGGCGCTACAGTTGCCTTAGTGAGTGTTGGTATAGCTGCTATTACTGCGGCCGCAAGTTTATTAGTTGAAGCCATAGCTGATTTAGTTGACTCTTTTGGAGCCTTTGCTGATAAGTTGCCAGAAGTATCAGAGTATGGAGGAAAAGCTGCCTTAGCTATTGGAGAAATAACTGTTGCGCTGGCTGCTCTAACTCTTGCTTGTGTAGCTGCGGTTATTCCAATTTCTGCTATGGACCTTGCTCTTGGCGCCTTTGCTGTGACTGCTGGATTGGCTTCTGTAGCTATGACGGCACTGTCTGCGGCGATTGAAGTTGGTAAAAAGGCTTTTAATACCATTGAAACGGCGGCCAATACCTGTAAAGAAAAAGTTAGTGAGGCATGGACAGCTCTTAAAGAAAAAGCCAGTGAAACTTGGAACGCTATAAAAACCACAATTACAACTGTAGCTAGCAACATCTCAACTACGGTCGTTGAAAAATGGAATACTCTGAAAACAAAAGTAAGTGAAATTACAGATAATCTCAAGAGTAGTGTTCAAGAGAAATGGACAGCCCTTAAAGATAAAGTTAGTGAAACTACAGAGAATTTACGGTCTAAGGTCCAAGAGAAATGGAACTCTATGAAAGAGAAAGTCCAGGAGACAACAGAGAATCTCAAATCTAAGGTTCAAGAAAAGTGGACTGCGCTCAAAGATAAAGTTAGCGAAACAACTGAGAATTTGCGGACCACAGTCTCGGATAAATGGACTACTATCAAGAATAATATCACTACTGCCGTAAGCAATATCTATACTACGGTTTCTGATAAGTGGAGTAATATGAAAACCACTATCAGTAATAAAATGAGTGATATTAAGACAGATATTAGTAATAAGTGGAGTGCTGTGACTAATACCCTAAAGAATACTGATTTAGCCTCTATTGGAAAGACCCTTATTAATAACTTTAAGAGTGGATTATAGAGTGCGTGGTCATCTGTCACATCTTGGGTTAGTAGCGCAGTTAGTAGTTTGAAGAGTAGTGTATCTAGTGCGGTTTCCTATGTAAGCAGTAAGGTATCTGGTAAGCACCGCAATGGTCTACGTGAAGTCCCCTACGATGACTATTTAGCGCAATTACATAGAGGTGAAATGGTTCTTACTGCTGCTGAAGCTATTAGATACCGCAAATCAATGGAGAATCCGCAGACTACAAATAACAACACAATTAATTTCAATGGTAATTATAGCTTTAATAACCAGAAGGATATAGATTACTTTATGACTGAAGCAGGAAAATTGATTAAGAGAAAGGTGGGTTAATCGTGAGAACTATGACGGTTAATGGTAAGAATATAGCTGAGTTCGGTGCTA